ATGGCTGTTATTAAAACTTATCAAGCGACAAGCTATGTAAACAAGGACGGGTGTGCCCCTGTTTATGTTTCTTTCTACGTAGAAAGAAAAAAAATTGCGATTCCTACAAATCTTTCAATCCTGGTAGAAAACTTCGATAATGTGACTGGAAAAGTTCTCACACGAGAAAAGAATCACAAGGATTATAATCTGTGTATCGAAAAGATCAGAGCACGAGTTAACGACATCATGGTAAGATATCGTCTGCTGAAAAAGACTCTTACCAAGGAAACCTTTATGAAAGAATACAATCGTCCGGATGATTTCAGGACCTTCTATGATTATGTCAAGGATTATATGCACCGCCATCGCGGGGAACTGGAGAGTTCTACGATTGATGTGCATCTGGATGCAATCAATAAGATGAGAGTTTATGATCCTGATTTAAGACTGGAATGCCTGGACGAAGATTTTATCTTAAAATACAAAGTGTATCTTAAGAAAAAGCTCAAAAACAAAGACAGTACCATAAATAAGAATATGAGTTGCATAAAAAAATACTGTCGTGCCGCTATCAAAGAAGGATACATGACTAAAAATCCTTTTGAAAACATAAAGGTAAAAACACGATCTAAAAGTGATTTTACTTATCTCACGGAAGAAGAACTAACAACACTTGTTGACTTATACAAGTCTAATTCTCTTACAGAAAATTACCAGTCTGTCTTACAAATATTTTTGTTTATGTGCTTTAGCAGTCTTCATATTGGGGACGCAAAGAACATAAGAATAGAAGGTATTGGGAAAAGTTCATTTACTTATTACCGAATAAAGCTACGGAACAGTAAACCTGATCCTATTGTAATACCTTTGTCAGATCCGTTGAAGAAAATAATCAAGAAAGCTTCAGGCAAGAGAAAAAACGGATTGTTGTTTACAACAGTGATATCAGACCAGAAGATAAACGAATACCTTAAGCGTATCGCCAGAAAAGTTGGTATAAACAAACCATTATCCAGCAAAGCAGGCCGGCATACTTTTGCTACCCTATTTTTGCAAAAAACAAAAGATCTGGCAACATTAAAGGAAATCATGGGACATTCCGATTACCGGGAAACGCTGATATATGCTCATGTCCTGGAAGAGTCAAAGCAGGAAGGGGTTAAATTCTTTAACTCGTTTGCTGTATAAAGTAAAGGGGGAATTATCACACTTGATAAAATCCCCCTTTGTTGCATTTAATAATTCATATGAACTATCTTTACAAAGATACATTTTTAATATAAAAATATTGCATATATATCTTTTTTTTCGTATATTAAGACTGCATTTAATAACTTAATATATGAACAAAATCAGATTTGAAGTTGTGGCACATCGTGCTCACAGCGGAATGCTCGCTATTTTTGTGAAGTGTTCCCAGTATGGATCAAGTATTGAACTTGACACTGACGTAAGAGTCTTTAATGACGAATGGAACGAAGATTACGGGCTTATTTCTAAAAGTCCAAATTCTGCTAATCTTAACCTATTAATCAGGAAACTTGTTTATAGCTTAGAGGAAATTGAACTGACTTATGCAGGCGAAATGACTCTAACTAAATTGCACGACATTTATTCCAGGCGTGGAACATCGGCTGATTGGTATTCTATGTGGGAAAAGGCTATGTACGAAAGAGGATTGAAGCCTCGAACTATAGAAATTCACGCAAATGTACTTAGGACATTGAAAAGATACAGAGATACATGTCCTGTAACAGCATTGACAGAGGAGTTCTTTCGTGGATTTATGAATTTTCTAATGGAATCAGGAAAACTAAAGTATTCTACAGTCTGCAAAGAAATGCACGTTGTTAAGGCATATTATAACATCGCACGTAAATTATACGGGAACAAAGTTCCGGCTGATTCTTTAGCGTTTTATCATGATCCAAAAGATTTTAAATCAACTTATAAGATGAAAGCACTAAGCGATGATGATGTACGAATTATAGAGAACTATGCAGCTTCAGGAATTGCAGACAAATCTCACGAGCTGGTACTAGATCAGTTTCTTTTTATGTGTTATGTAGGTACTAGAATAAGTGACTTTGCTTCTCTGTCTGAAGATAATTTTAAAGAAGACAACGGTCGGCTTTGGTTGGAATATACATCAGTAAAAACTAGCACACCAGTACGATTGCCAATGTGGGCTTTATTTGATGGTCGTGCAGAACAGATATACAGTAAATATAAAACAAGGCTTTCTGAATTTTTCAACGTGGGGGTAAATCGTTGCAGCTTTAATTCAAAATTACAAGTAGCATTAAAAAAATGCAGTCTAAAAAAACATGTAACGGCTCACGTAGCCAGACATACATGTGCATCACGATTAATCAATAGAGATATACCTATCACGACTATACAGCAAGTAATCGGACATAGACAAATAAGCATGACGATGATATATGCTCGAATTAATGATAATGCTTTCGTTCGACAGTTACAGAAATTATAAATAATTCATATCTTTGTAGCGTAAATAGAGGCTATCCAATGTGGATTAGCCTCTATTTTTTTAGCCGTTCTGGGAGGACAACTTTTAATACCATACCAATACAAAGGTGAACTTCCATCTGGCACAGATTTGAATACTATTGATGGACATGGTATATACAAGCTAAATGGTACTTATGTTAATGTTCCATTTACTCAAAGTTGGGGTACATTGGTCGTATTGCATAATGGGGGTGGCAGTAAAACACAGATTATAACAGAAGTGACATCACAATATTTTAATATATTCGCACGTAAAGATAGAAATAGTAGCTGGATTCAGATAGCTACAAAATAAATGATGTCTATTTAATTTAATTGCCTGATGTAGGGGTTATTTCTATTGCTTCATTTATGTTTATAGATGACTTTAATTGTACTGATTTGATACCGTTATTTATCCCTATAGGAGATATGCAAACAGACCCCGTTGACATACTACTAAAATCAATATATATTTTAGCATTTTCTTTGTCTACATAGAATTTACTATATGGGACACTTGCACCAATATATTTAACTTTAGAATCGTTTGGATTGTAAGGCATTATAGCACATTGATATAAACATACATATCCACTTCTATATATAGTAATATTATAAATTTCAGCGTTATAAACTGCAGATAATGATATTTCAATATATTTATTTGCAGCATCAATATTTAAAAGGAATGGAGCTATTTTTGCAGGCATCAAACCTTTTACTCCTGAAGCTGCTACCGGTAACAGTCCTCCCACAACCTCAATATTATCTCTTATTACTTCATTAAAATCTATTGTTTCCATAATCTTCCTAATTTAAAATTTTTATTAATTATCGTGCCATCTGACACCGGTTAATATTCCATTTACAAAACACAAATCTCCCAGTCTAAATCTACCAGCCGAGGGGTCCCATACATGCTGAAATCCAACTGCTGTAGTCAGGCCGTAATCACCAAAAGATCCGCCTAACTCACTACCATGAGTGTTAATTTTACCACGAAAATCAATCGCTGTATCATTATCACGTCCTTCAGTTACTATACTTAACGCAGTATGTGATACACCTCCCTTAGATTGTACAATTAATGTCCCAATACCTTCTGAATGTAAGTCGTATTTATCTAAAGTTGTCGTAAATATACCAGCAACTTTGGATACAATTCCTGTAGCTCCAGGTAAGGTATCACCAATCCCAGCCGTCTTTTTTTTATTGTTAAATGATATACCATTTCTCATAAGTAATAAACTATCACCAACATCGGTAGAGCCTATTGCTGATTGAGTGACTGCAAATCCTCCAAGAATTCCAGAAGTTGCAGTAATCTTTCCTTCGATATCTACATTTTTAGCTTTAATTCCATCTGCATTAATCTGTTCTGCGTTAATCTTCTCAGCTAATAGTAACTTTGTTGCGATAAAAGTCCATTCTTGAGCAGATTCCCAAAAACCCAAATATCCTGATATAGAAGATGAAGGGTTGTTGTTAGAGTCAGAGGTATGAGTTTTGGTGCATAGATATAATTTATTATTATATACAACAACATCATAAAATTCTTCTCCATCTGCTCCTTGCAAATACTCCACACCCTCTGCCCATGTTCTCATTCGCAGTTTTGCACCTTGTTTACCCCAGCTGTTTTTTAAGGTTGGAGTAGACCATGCACCGTAACTTGCAGTGTATATCTTAACACTGTATGCAGAAGTAGTCTTAACACAAACTACGACATTGCAATCTTCATCCGCTGTGTAGGTAGACACTTGTGGAACGGTGCTATTTAAAGTTTTAACAGGGGTAAAACTCGCCGTGCTTCCATTAGACAATGAAATAACCGATACAGAGCTTCCCGCTGTATTTACCTCTATAACCTGACCTTTAGAGAGTTTTATGTTATCGCTATACTTGTAATTCGCATCCGAAATTTTATTTCCCGTATTGCTAATTCTATAACCTGAATACGCCAAAACAGCATTAGAAATGTCATTCGACGAATACATTTCTGTTCTTGCCCTTTGACTTTCCCACAAATAAGGAAATGATGCTGATACATCAAGCATTGTAGCACTCCATCCTTCAGGTATTTTACCTGAATCAGAAACGGGAGTCTCAGGCTTTACATTTTGCGCTGTTCTTATATAAATTGACTCATTGATTACAGCATCTTGCACCCCTATCAAAGAGAAAGCACCTGTCGCTATCATATAACCTCCTTTATTCAATTATTGCACTAACACTTCCACTAATACCCATTCCTGCACGCTTAATGTCCGCATAGCTTATACTTACTGTAGCAGCATTAAATGTTTCGGATTCTTTGTCAGAAAGAATAAATGCATTTCCGGCATTATTCCTTATGTTCCAGTCCCAGTTTGATATGCCTCCGTCTGTGCCGTCTGAACGTTTCCGCGCTACGGGTTTCACTACAGCCGTCTCCCCAGAACGAATTGTATTACCCGTAATCCCCGTTATATTGAAATCTACATAGTACGGGTCGGAATAGTCGGTTATCTGCGTGAAGCCGGAGGCTATCACACTGCCTCCTGACTTAATGTCACAACGAAGTTTCAATATGTTATCAATGTCACCCGCAGTGACTTTCTGTGTACGTGAAGTACCCCAGTCCGAGTCACCGGTACCGAGAAGTTTCACCCATTGGTAAGTAAAACCGGAATAATCCGTAACTTCCACACCGTCCTTGTAGAGTGTAGCAGTACATGTCAGTGACTCACCGGCCTCTGTCAGGGCACCGCCCTTGTCATCCGATATGATCACATCATAGGCATTGCCTGTCATTTCCTGTATAACCACATTCTTCGACAGCTCATTGAATGAAATGTTCTGTCCGCCTACTTCTATCGTACCAGATACACTGATACGGTCGTTGTCGTATCCGGATATAGGAACAAGGTTCTTCATTACCCGCAATGCAGTCAACTGGTAAGACTGGGAGCCGATTGTCGCCGAATAATTGTCTATTTTTTTGAAATATCCAGTCATTCCGCCGTTCGTAGAAAGTCCGTCAGAGCCGAAAGTTAGTGTTACCCCGTTGTACTTATACGTGATTTCATGAGGAATCATGATTTCTCCAGTTGCCACATCACGAAGAATGGTTACCAAAGTCGGCTTCATGTTGTCGGCCAGTCCTTCAAAATCAGGGATAAACTGACTGGTCCCCTTGTTGTACCGTTGTACAAGAGGGGTTCCTTCTACGCGGATGAATCCGTTTATAGTTGTACCATCCATCAGTCCAATTAGTGTAAATCCACCTTCCAGATTCATTATTCACCTCCTTCCTCCATATCAGGCACAACTACATCATTATCTCCATCCGTTTCTTGTGTACCGGATTCTGTATCGACAGTTTCATACTGTCCGCTGGCCTTCTGATCCTCAATCATCTTCTTCAGTTCCTCAGCAGAAGATACTATCTGTACATCTCCTACGCTACCTATTACCCGCAACATGGAGAAATCGGCAATTGCCCTACCGTCCGGCATACGTTCGAAATACTTGATTCCTTTTGATTCAAGCACTTCAGGTTTAACAAGTAGATATCCCATATTATTCAAATTTTGTGGCTATGACAGCCTTGTTGTTATTAATCATTACTTTACCCCCGCTGGTTACCAACGCCGTGACCGCATACATCTTTACCTCTGCATACACGGCCATGGAATATGCCTTATCGAATCCCAAGGATGAAGGCGTAAAGCTGATGGTATTACCTTTACCGATTGTCTTGTCAGACACGCCCGCTTTTCCGGATTTTGCTTTCCAGACAATAGAAAACAGCTTGTCATTGTAGGTTATCACCTGCTTGTTGTCAGTCAGAACACATTCAAACCTGACAGTCGTGCTCATCGAAGCATTAATCTTTGCTCCTGAAAGTTGCCGTATGCTTGCTCTCAACGTCTTCGGCATTTCAACCTTAACAGTAGATGTCACCTGCAGGTTCTCCAGCTCCGGAGCGGAAGGGCGTGTTCCTGTATAATATGCCGCACGGCAACGGAATGCAGCCGTACGCACAAAACGTGCATCGAACGTGAGCGATTTTGTCCAGTTCCCGCTGCTATCCTTGCCTGAAATGAAGATGTCCAGTTCGTCCTGTGTAATCTGCCTCCATGTAGAATTGTCGGTATTTATTTCCCACCAGTAAGCCGCATTAGCATCAGGAACTTCTTCCTTTCCTGAAAAAAGCTGTGCTGTGATAGTGTGCATCCATCTTCCGGATGAGTCTGCTTTCTCCCTTGTCGGGTCGATAAACCATCCCTGGGGCTGGTCCATCAACCGCATGTTAAGAACCTTTGTATCATACAGAGCCGTATATAGAGATACGCTGCGTTCCACTTTAACTTCCGTATTCCTACGGGTATCCGTAATCGTGAAGATGGCAAAGATATCCATCGGAGTATTTGGCTCTACATTTTTCTTCACCTTCAAAGAATAGGTCGGAAGTCCGGTGTCGGATATGACATAATTGTCGTTGTTCGATATACGGTTGCTACCGTCCGCTTTCGGAGATCCTTCGTACCATTCCACACCCGTAATCGTCCTGTTACCGTTCATCACCCCCTCAGGGTCGGACACCTGCACGTAAGGCATCAGCACGCAGGGGACAAGCGAACGGTCCGGCTCATATTCCTTAGTGTCCTGGTTATAGGTCTGTGCGGTATTTCCGCTCAGTATCTCAATGTCTGCAATGAAGGAAATCGGGTCTACATGTACTGATATGTCCTTTACATTCGTATTTATTGCCATGATTTTATATATTTAATTTCTATCTGATATGTAAAAAAACCATACATTTCTGATAGCTTATCTTTAATGTATTGCAAATCGTCTACTTTATCTTCTTCTATATCAATTATATCGGAAATATGCATTTCTCTGGATAAAGTTCCATTAGCCACTTTCCCAATACATTCATGAATCGAATACCTTACAAAGACTTCTTTCATAATCTATATTTTGATGTTAATTTTGTTTTCCACTGTTTCAAAATTTTCTCCTACAGGTATAAATATCCTACAGATGAAATTTATCTTCCGATACTCACTTCCCCAACCACTACCCATATCGGCTACGGATAGATGTATGACATGCTTCTGACCGTCAACGTATGTAGGTTTCCAACTGTTATCTGATGGTATGTTTCCTGTGTCACGAAGCCATTCTACCTCCACTCCATCTGTAGCCATGAGAACGTTAGTTATATTTCTGTTACCATAACTTACTACTGCTGTAATGTCTGTATTGACCTGCTGAATGAAGAACTGCCATCCATTCGAACTTTCGAAGTCAAGATGATAATTCTTGTCGCCTTCAAGTAAAGACCACGAGGGGGAGTTCCATACAGGTTCATCTTCCGTCTTGTCTACCAAGCAACCCCACTTGCATCCGTAATGATAGACGGTGTGCTGCTCCAGTTCCGTAAACGTGTGCTGTCCGTCCGGATAAAGTCTATCGTGTTGAATAAAGCGATAAGGCTGCTCTGACTGCGCCACTGTGAGCGACCATTCGCCGCGGTCCACCTTGTTAGATATGACATCACCGTTATAATCATATTGATATAGCCGTTCGCAGACGATAGTCTTGGCCATCACACCCACGTCTTCTGTAGTGACCGGAAGATTATCCAAAGCTTTAATATTAGGGAATTTACCGATACTGATGGCGTAGTTGTAATCTTCCAATATAGGCTTGTAGACATTGGCGAGGAACATGATGCGCCCTTCTCGGCTGGAGAGCAGCCAGCTCTGCGCACGCTCGTTCACTTCTCCTTCGTCTGGCAATACAGAGTTACCACGTCGAGTGACGTTGTATCCGGCCACCGGAGGATAGTTTTTCCCTCCAGGCACTTCTGAATCAGGATAGAGCACTACCGTTAGCGTGTTGTCGTTGACGTTCTTTGTCAGACAGCGGAACCAGCTTGTGTAATAATCCGTGCCTCCAGTCAGCAGATTATTGATGATGGAATACATTATGTCGTTTTCAGTAAAATTTGTCACATCATATTCTGTACGCTTCTCCATCCACAATTTGTAAGTGTCGTCTCCCAGGTCTTCCACCTTTTCGATACATCCTGCATCGCTGAAAGAGAAATCACCTGCCATCGCCTGAATCTCATTTATGATAAGCCGCATTACAACAAGTGCATCACGTACCTCCAGCCTTGAGAATTGTCCACGACCGTCGGGGAATATACCAGCACCCTTGCCGGCAATCATGCTGTCAATAAACTCGCCAAACTTTAATAAGAAGTTAGTGCCGTCTTCTTTGTCTTTGTGAAGTAATCTAGCATGTAATTCTTCCGAAAGCTCATTAGCCAGATCTGCCGTTCCGGCATTTATTTTTTCGCCGTTTACAAGCAAGTATTTTTGAAAAAGTGACAAAGCCGACAGCAGGCTATAGTTAGCATGCGTATGTCCTGTACCGCCTGTTCCGCTTTCGGGGTTTGCGGCTATGCGAGAGAGAATGTAATTATACAACTCACCGGCAGTAGTTACAGCCCAGTTTTCAGAAAAAGGATGCTGAACCGGGAATAGTGCCCCCTCGGAAAGATTAAGAGAAGGAAATTCAATCAGCCGAGGGGGTATAGAAAAAGAACCAAGATCGGGAACTTTAATGTCTAAAATTTCCGGTAATTCTTCAGCACGAGTAATATTCAGCAGGGGAGTTGCATCTGCGTACTTATACGAGAATGTATATTCTGAAGGAAGATCTTCTTCGGTATATGCAGTATTGTCTTCTGTCACGACAATAGGGCGCAAAGCATTTCCGGCAAAAATATACTTCTGTGCCGACGGCAAAAAATCGAGCAGCCAGGTTCTTTCCTGGGGAGTTAAATATCCGGTTGACTTTTCAAAGATCCGTTCCGTGTCTACTGAATATTCTGTAGATACTTCATCAATAACAGCAATGTTATGCGTATGATCGGCGGTAAAATCACACTGTCCGTATGCGCGGATAGTGTCTATACCTCCCAATGAGTTTTCGAACAGGATCCAGTGCTCGCGTTCTGACAAGATATCACTTGCCACGTAACGCTGTACATAAGTAAGACGTGCGCCAACTGTATCTTCTACCCATACATCGTAGAATGAAGGGAATCGGGAATCAAATTTTGCGGATATAACTGCATATTCCATTGGAAGCGTATAAGCACTTCCTGCACTGGCATTATAGAGTTCTATTTCTTCTGAGGTTGTTTCTTCACCTTCGTTGAAATAAGCTTTCAGACGTACTACGCAATCGGAAACTGCATAAAAAGTAAGATATTCTGGAGTGGAATATGTAACCTTTTTAACCTGAGGCTGCCAGGTCAGAAAATTAGCTTTTAAAAAGATTGCAGCATCTACAGAGCTTCGGTCTACGCCAGCGCGTATAGCCCGAAACGATGCAGTCAGTTCGTCAGAATTAAGCGATATGGTAAAATCGGCAACCAGGTTACTCTGTACATAAGATGTAGTCTGTTCTTTCAGCGTAAAAGACAGAGAAGTATGCACAATTTCTCTGATATCAATTTCAGCCCGATTGTTTTTGTCGGGGGTATACGATGCAGAGAATAGGACATCTTCTCCTTTTTTCAGCTCAAAAGAAAAAACGTCTTCCGACGAAACAATAACTTTGGGGATATTGCGGGAAAGACAAAGATTGTCCGGTTTCTGTATAAAAGTCATAACGTATTTTTTTATTCTACGCTAAGTTAGATAACAGAAACCGGTGCAGAAAGGACACGTTACACGGCTTCTACTTCCAGCCAGTACGTAAAAAGATAATAAGCTCCAAGCACCTGTGAAGCTGTTTTTTTCTCAAAAAATCTACGACCGACATATTCCGCTTTAGGTTCAGGCGGATAAACATTTGACAAAACAACATCTTTAAAAGGTGAATCCTGATATTCAGGTGCAGAAATGGAAAGAATATCTTCTTTAATCACCCATTTATATTTATCGTATAAAGGCGGGAATATATCATTTAATGTTTTTGCAGAAGAAACAGGAGAGTACATTTGTAAAGAAAGCAGTTCTACATCAGATAATGTTTTTTTACTTCCAATATTAAACTGTAAATTATTCAAGAAAAAATCAGAACCTTTTACTTTTACTTTAGCAGTAGAAGATATATTCATCTTTTCTTTGTCTGACAGTAAAAATTCTCCTTTAACAGTATGCAATGAATTGCGTAACAAATCATCATATTTTCTGTAGAACTTTTCAAATATACCATACTCTCCGTTGTATGCCAGTGAATAATCTCCTATTTTAAGATAACCTTCCTGAAGAATAACTTTCCCATAATTTGTGATAGTACCTCCGACAAACGTACCTGACCGAAAAGCAAATGCCATCATAAAATACATGTCTGTTGTTTTTTCGTCTTCTTCGGAAGATGAATCAGAAGAAGATTCATCGCCAGATACAAGAGAAGAGTTCAAGAACTGTTCATCTCCTACATACAAATATAAATTTTTTGGTATAGGGAAGCACTCTGGTATCTGTACTTTTTCAGATTCCAGATTTCCACCTTCATAATATTTTTGTGAGGCATTCCCGATAGTTTCTTTCACACTTCCTGCAAACATGTGGTAAGAAAATCCAAGACGATAAAAAGTAGCAGTGTAAGGATCAAACTGGGCTGTAGGATATTTAGATTTTATAATATCGAAAGAATCATATTCATTTGTATCTGAAAAAGAATTTTCAGCCTCTATTATGATTTGTTTGTATGTTTCAGGATATTCTACTGCAAGAGATCCGCACAAAGCCTCTGACAAGTCAATATCAGCTTTAGAATCTATTATTTCATTCATCAGCATAATATTGACAGTCATATGAACTTCATCAGTAATAAACTCACAAAGAAATTTTTTACGGATAAGATCTAAAACATCTTTGCAGGTTGCATCCGGAAGAAGCTGTGACAAATATATTTTCCCAGTCACAATAGCATCAGCGACGTTATTCAAAAATACCAAGTGAGAAAACTGTTCGGTACGAGTAAAAAAGTTTTCTACCATAGTATATCCAAAGTAAGAAAATATACGTTTCAAAACATATATAACTTTAATAAAAGGGCTAAGGTAAAAACCGCGTGGAACCGATATTGTTTTATCATCTACGACTTCAGTTCTAATATCTTCTGCAAAAAATTTACCAGAACTAATGTCGTATGAATTTATAAATCTGTCCTGAGATATCTCAACCGGAAATACGGCAAAGTTTTCATGATCTTGTTGTAAAAGTAATTTCATAAAATCAATAGCCTGATCGAGTGTTTCAACACCTGGTACTGTTTCATCCTTAAACACATCGGTAAGATATGTATTTTCCAGACGGCTGTAGAAACTTCCTTCATTCATGTAGAATGATGTATCTATACTTTCTCCAGGTGATACACTTAATATAGCTTGCCGGCAGACAGTAAAATATTCTCCATTCTGAATAGATGTATCAATCATCTCCATCTTATTAACACGATGAACATCATCAGGATAATCGAGAAGAGAACGGTTATACTCGCTGTCCGGCAAACTGACCGGTATAGTCTGTTCTCCGTAGTCGTTAAAAAAAGGATTGGTACGTTCTACCGTAAGCTGTGTATCGGGAGCCAGCTGGTAAGGCTTACCCGAAGGGATATGTGTTATTTTCATTTTGAGCCGATTTTTCGAGATTTATTCTGCAATTCCTGAGCACGATTCAGATCCGACAAGAGAGTATATGCCGGTATACCTTTTTCTTTTATGCCTCGCAAAATATAATTAAGTTCTCCTACTGTCTTAGTGAGTCCGTAATCAGGCACAACAGAAGAAACAGAAGATGCAGTAGTGCCGACAGAACCACCGGATTCACGTCCTAGCATACGAGCCTGAATATAACGGTTAAGATTAAGAGAACGTATGGTTCCTGCCTGCTGAGCCTTATCTATAACATTCAGAATAGGAGATACTGTAGGATTCATTACTGCTGCATTGCTGGCTACCCATTCGCGCGACATACCTGCAGGTCCTTCACCGACAATAACGGTAGGACGGTCGATAAATCCGCGCCGTGAAGGAGAATATTCGGCATTAAACTTCTTTCCGTCCTGAGAACGTGTAACATTAATATATCCTCCAGACTCTTTACCAGGAACACGAGTGTAATATGTTGTTCCATCCGAAGATGTGGTAACAGTTTGTTTACTGTTTTTTGTAAGCAGACCTTTTAAAGTAGACTTTGCTGTAGCAAGAGCAGCCATGATAAGACCAGAAAGAATAGCAGTACGAGCACCGGCTGTTGCACCAAACGTTGCTACTGAATCTGGCATTGCGGCAGATTCTGCAGCAGCTTTTGCTTGGGAAGCTACAGCTACAGCGGTAGCTTCTGTAATTTTTTGATTAATAATCTGTTCAAGAACATTAAATAATATATCAAGAATAGTGTTTCCAAACGCAGATAACATATCTTCCTGTCCTGACAAAACTTGTCCTAAAGCTGTACCGATCTGTGTACCATAATCTTTATACATATCTACTTGCTCTTTTAAAGAATCTTCAGTAAGTTTCTTCAATTCTTCTTCTTTTTTACTCTTACGTTCCATTTCGGACTTCATCCACTTGTCGTTTTCTTCGAGAGCTTCTTTATTTTTCTTTTCTCTATTCTTTTTTTGTTCTGCGTCTATTTCATCTTTTCTTATATAAAAATTTTTTAAAGCCTTAATTCTAATATCTAAAATTTCTTCTTCTAACTTTTGTCTTTCTCCTTTTTCCAGTCCCACAATAGCAAGACGAGCATTCAAATCCTGCAAAGTAAGTTCTTCCATGGCACGATTAAACTGAGATTCTGTCTGAAGCTTTTCATCGTTACCTGCCAGATAAATTTTCTTCAGTTCTATCTGTTGCTGGTTGTAGATTTCTGTCTGACGGGCAAGAGCTTCTTGTACTTTCTTCTCCTGTTCTTTCAGACGTGATTCTTCGTCATTACCATCTGTAGTGGTTTTCGGGAAACGGGATTGTCTTAGCTCTTTGGCTAAATTCATATACTGGCTGTTTGCATTTTTCTCGTCTGCTATCCATGCATCAAGCTGCTCTTTGTTCATCTCGTTAAACTCTTTCCGCTTGTTAATCATTTCGGTATTGTTCTTAATCATATCTTCCAGCGTAGTACCCTGAAGATTATCAAGCTGTGCGTTAATACCTTCCAGCTGAGTTAACAGTTCTTGTTGCTGTTTTTTATATTCAGCTTGTTCTTCATTAGACAGCTTAGGATATCTTTGTTTTAAAAAATCTTCTCCTACTCCTAATCTACCAGTATCTTTTATGGAATATTTTGCTTGTCCATATTGATCTACTCCATATAATTGCTTGGATATTTTTTCAAGTCTTTCAGCTTCTTTTAGTTTGTCTTCTATAATCTTTTTGTCTTTTTGGGCCTGTTCAATCTGACTACGGTTCAAATATGCCAGTCTTGCCTTTTCTGTTTTTATCCATTCACGTGCATAATCTGTACTAACAGATATAGCCTGCCCGTAACTGTTAAATCCGGTAATAGCAGCAGGAATAATCTGCGATATGCGCCCTATGAGCGTATTCATTTCTTCCTGCTCCTGCGCACTGAGGTTGGTTTTTGTTTTTAGTTCGTCGTATCGGTCGAGTAGTGGAACTAAATCTGTTTCAAGCGATACAACCTTGTCCATTTGTATGTCAAATTTTTCGGCATTTGTGTCAAGGCTTGATGATAAAGACCCCAAAAGACTTCCAAGCGTTCCCATGAAAGATTTAATCATAGGCTCCAGCTTTTTACCGATCTTATTGTAGATGCTATCCATCTGATCGCCCAGATTGGATTCTAGTCCGGCAAGCTCGTTCATCTGTGTAGCCATGCTTCCCTGCACGCCCTGTAGCTGTCCCAGTGAAATGATGTAGTTTTTAATGGCCTGATCGTTGTTTTCGACCTCAGTAGTGATTCCCTTAAACGTGAAAGCGGTAGTTTCTCCGTTCTTTTGGGCCGTGATACCAAATTCTTTCAAACGTTCGTTTTCTCCCGTCAAGGCATCAAGAAACGCTTCTACGAACTGATCAAGGCTTTTGCCCTGACTGGTAGCGATGTCGCCTAATGCCGTCAGTTCGGATGTAGTAGGCTTTATTCCACGATTTACCAGCTTAATGTATGCTTCCGTCCATTCTGCTACACTGGCAGGGGTGTCGGCGGCAAGATTCTGTAATGTACGCATTATCTGGCTGGCTTCTTTGCCGGAGCCGGTAACATTCTTAAGAGTCGCTTCATAGCGGGCAAACTCCTTGCGGGTGTTGTAGGCATTTGTTCCTATATTTTTGAGATAAGAAACAAGCTGCACGGCAATAAATCCTTTTGCCGCGGTCTTAGCCATGCTCATAGCTTTTTCAAAACCGGTTATTTCAGTTTTCGCATAAGCTCCTGTATTATTCAGGTCACGCATACGGCTATTTACTTTGGTCAGTTCGGCTTCCAGCTTTGCATATTCTTCCGGATTGGCAGCCTGAGCAGTATTGTCGAGCTGCGCACGCAAGTCTTTAGCCTTTTTCCGAAGCTGTACCATGGTAAGACCTGTTACATCGAGTTTCTTTTCCAGTTCGCCAACTAAAGTAGAGTTCTTTTTTATGACGTCGTTGGTAGACTTAATTTCCTTTTCCAGGTTACGGTAATATTCCGTATCCTTTTTGCCTTGTGCTTCGAGCGAGCGCATTACATTACGCCGTTCCTGGTTGGTACGGTTCAGCTCTCTGTTTGCCCTGGTAAGCTTGTATATTTCCTGCTGTGCCTGACCGGATTCAACAGAAAGAATCCACTTTATCTCGTCCTCGTTTAATCGTTTTGCCATAAATCGTAACCTTCTATTGATGAATACTGATTGCTTAAGTCAACATCTTTTCCCTGCTGTAGCTGGGCGGTAATGTACTTTCTGATATCTTCAGACAGACCATATCGTAATATATGCTGTGTTTCGCCGTAAAGAACTCCCCAAACGGTGCGGTTATATAATGCCAGGTTTCGGCGAAGCCCCATATCCTGCCGGAAATAGATATCAAGAAAACGCATATAAGGCAAGACAGTCATATAGAATGTCTGCTTGTTTGCATCTTGCATTTCCAGCGGAATTTTTTTTACAGAAGCAAGCAAATCGCCTGATATCACATTCAGATTTTTACGGATAATATCTTGCTGTATGGTCTGTATTTTCTTGATTCCTGCCGATACAACACTGCTGATAAACTGTGTCTTAATCATCTGGTCTGTAATCATAGCTTTTCTTTTTCAAGCTAAGATATAGAGATAAAAAAAGAGAGCAAAGGACAGGTTTCAGCCTGAAGTTTGCTCTCTGTTACAATCAGTATTTATAATTCGGTCTGACTCTTAATTCGTCGAGAAGGCGACGGAACTCCCGTAATGTCTGCATCATGACCAGCCTGTCGCCAAAAGAAGCATCTGCTTCCGGATTTAAAACAAGTTCCTCGATATCGTAGATAGATTCCTGAAGAGCTTCTATCGTACTGTTGTCGCTTTCCTGCAATGTGCGTATAAGTCCTATCGCACGGTCTGTTATTTTAGCTCCCTGTATTTTCATCGCAAACCTCCTTTCCGGCACATGATAAGTGAAAGAATAAACCATATAAGGCAGATTAAGGCAGCTGCCCAGTGTAGGAATACAGAACATGCCATAACGGAAAAAGCCAGCATAGCGTTTGACAGCAGAAGTGTCTGGCGGTTTGATACGGATTCCTCCATAATAGAGGTAATAATACTGTTCTCGCTTTCCAGCCATAAAGTAATACGGCTTTCTCTTGCCTGACTTACAGGCAATGCAATTTGATTTTTCATTTTTGGTAAGCATTTAAAATGAAACAATATGTTAGTTAATTACGGGGAGAAAACAAGAAAAGTTCCGCTCCCCGTTGCTTACCACCTGAAACAGGCTGTGGGTGCATTAACACTCCACACGGGACGGAACTATAAGATATATGCAGTGCTTTAGACATAAAAAATGCCCGCAGCAAAGTATTTGGCGAGCCTTCTCGCCTGTTTCAAATGGTAAGCACTGCAAATATGAGCATTTATTTTTTTATAACAAAGGAAAACAGATAAATTTTACTTTTCATCGTATGATTTTACAATGTCAATAAGTTCTTTACTATATTCATATATATCATTTAATGAAGAGATTTCATGCTTTGTTTCTTTTTTCTGTGAATCGAATGTAGCAATGTATTTTTTACTTATGGCATTAAAATACATTCTACAAATAGGTTTTCTGTTATTGTCATCAAGCAGTATAGCAAAATAGGTTTGCGCATCTCTGTAAAAAACTCGTGAAATATCTACATAAGGTCGTAATATAGATTTTACAATAAGATAACTTTCAATTTCTTCTTCAGTTGTAACAATCTTATTATCTTCATTCTGAACAGATTCTTCTTGATGTAAAGAAACTGATTGTTCTGAGTTTACAACATCTGATTCTGTTTTTAAAGCAGTTTTTAGACGGTCAGATATAATTTCATTTATATAGCTGGAAATAGATTTTTTTGTTAATACAGTAAACTGTTCTAAAAGTTTTGCTGTAATAGGACCGTCATATATTTGTTTTGCAAATAACTTAACTAATTCAGGAGAAGGATTACTAAATTCTTTATTCATAATACCCTTAAGTTCTCCCATATATTTTAATTCACTTGCAGAGCTTAATATGTTATCAATATCAAAATATGATTTATGAAACTTTTTAAGTTCTTCTATTTGAGAATCTTTTACATCAGTAATATCTACTTCTAAAAAAGGTTTTTCATCCATTTTATTTGGCTCTAATAAATCTGTATAAAAACGATATATTATACCATTTGTTAACAAGCCAAATTTTGCTTTTGACACATTAAAATATCTTATTAATTGATTATCGTGCAAATTAAGATCTTGTTGCCAATGTTTACACTCTATTAAAAGAATAGGTTCTCCATCTTTCATTATAGCATAATCAATTTTTTCTCCTTTTTTCATTGCTATATCGCAAGTCATTTCTGGAATAACTTCTAAAGGATTAAATACATCATATCCTAATGCATTGATAAATGGCATAATAAATGCATTTTTAGTAGCTTCTTCTGTCAGGATATTATCTTTCAGCTTTAAAACACGGTCTGAAAGTTGCTTAATAGAATCTTTAAAATCCATATATTAAAAATTAATGTTTATCAAAAATACAACTATCAATGCAAATATCAGTATAATTTTTAGACTAAACAAAGGTTATATTATAAAACTAAAAAAGCAGTATAATAATATAAATATTATATCTGCAACGTTCTTTTAGGGTTGTTGCTTATAAGATTGTTTGACACAAGAAAGGCAGAGGATTATCCCCTGCCTTTAACTTTCATCATTATAAGATTTTTTAATCAGGTCACATATCCATTCAGATAAGTTCCTAGGGTTTACTCTATTAATGATATCAACAGTTTCCTTATCCATCGAAATCGTAGCTTTCATGACCGTTCCCCTTGTTGGTCGTCTGGGAATGCCAGCAGCATCCAGTATTCGGTATACGGTCTGTTCAGAGCGAATACCGGTCACTGCCATAATCTCCTTAATCTTTAGCTTACCTTCCTTATAGAGCCTCTCGCACATAACCTGTTGGTCAACGCTTATCATAGTTTTTCCTTTTACACAAAAATTCAGCAGCCTTGTTCATTGCCTTAGCTGCATCCATTACATTATTAACATTATCAATCCACTTGACATCCTCTATGTCAGACTGCACCCCCATCGTTACCTTACCAACAAACCGGGGATAAGTATTTCTGCGGATCATTATAGAATCACCTGCATTGTATGTTTCATACACAGGCAACTTGTTACCATTCTTGTCACATTCGCATATTGAGAACTCAGGCATCATATCTTTTTCTGAAGACGATGCAAGTATATTTCCACACAGAGGACATATATGTGCGTATAACCCTCTGTGTATCATTGTCACCTTATTAATCTTCATTGTAGAATATATCTTGAATTTTTTTTATTACTTCCTTCTTCCGCTGAATATACGCATCATGATCCATGCAGAATAGTTGCATCTTTTCGATGCTATAATCTGACATCTTAGGAGCTTTCCCTACAGATTTGATAAATCCTGATATCTCTTTTTTCGCAGACTGGTAAAGTTCAATATATTCATCCTCAGACCAGCGGTAAAAGTCTGTTCTGTTACCATACTTTGACGTATGATGCCATTCTGACACATAGATAATTCGAGCTTCTTTAAGATAATCAAAATGTGATGCTGTGACAGAATACTCTTTTTTAAATTCAGTCTTAGGATAAGAACCTTCATTACGTGCATTCAACGCTCTTTTGCTCATTGAATAACCGACATAACCTGAATTACCACCAAATGTTTTCATAATGTTGTACAGTTTATAAGTGTGTCTCACTTTCGATATTTATTTGTATTACAAAAATACGAATTATTAATGAAAAATCAAAATAATATAGTATTTTATTTTGATTAATATTTCGACCAGTCCTCTAAATTTAATTCACTATAATGTTCCCAGAAATCTTTTATTCTAATAAAAAAAAGAAGACGTGCATCACTGCATGTCTTCCTTATAAGTCCAATTTATTGAAAAAAACGAAATTATTTCTGTTTCATCATCCACCGGAACTCACAGCCTACACTGCCTGGGCGAGGCTGATAACGGAAACCGGCATCGTGAAGTATCTGGTATACATCTGACTCGGTTACGGATGTAGCCGGATCAATATTACGAATTGCTTCGAAAACTTCGTGCGTGGTAAACCAATGTGTTGCTTCGCACTCTGAAAGTGCCGGAGCATATACTGACATAAGAGATACGATGTAATCGTTTTCTTTATCTGAATTATTCGTATGCATAACCAGGTATAACTTTAAGTCGTCTTAATAATTTTCTAATACCATGAAGCTGCTGTATCATAAGAATACGTTCGTCACTGTTTGGATCTGATTCCGGATTAGCAACCATTTCTTCAATATTTTCAACACCTTCTATAAGTGATTCTATTGTACTGTTATTGTCTTCCTGCATAGTACGCAGCATATCAATAGCTTCGTCTGTTAGTTTTACTCCATTATCAAGTATCATTTTTTTTAAAATTTAAAATTAGCATTTATATTAATACAGCTTAAAAACGGGCTGTATATCTCACAGTGACGATATATCATCAGCATATCTTTACATGCATGTCGTTCAAACTATTGTTTTTTATCCATAAAAATAAGGATTAAGACAATTCAAATCAAGTCTTTCCACGGAATACATTCTCCTTTTTCCATGATATCTGCTGTATAGCGGTTGAATATCATGCCTTCGTAGCCGTCCGGATCAGTAAGAAGAGCATACGCCATCTTTACGGCATCAGTATCAATCTTAAGCAACTGGGCATAATCGGAGTAGATCATGTTGGCTGCATAAGTAGCATCTCCCCATGTATATTTTTCCGGGAGTTTAAATCCCAACGCGCTAAATGCTTCTTCGACATCCTTGCAGGTCCACATGTGGTGCGTGTTGTTGGCATTAATCATTTTTGAGCTGGCGTATTCAGCAAGTCTATTGCTGAAGTGCATTCCATGATGCATCTTATAAGTCTGGTAGTAATCGTTGTTCCAGAACTCATTTTTCCCCTTTTTGTTCAGGCAATTTCTCACTGCTTGTTTCATTTTCTATCAAGTTTTTATCGTTATCAATAATAGTTATACGTTTCTCTTGTTTTTCGATATTACTGATTCTGTTTTCCATACGAATCATTTTCTGAAACATCTGGTTTAATACGCATCCGTAAAAATCGAACCCTGGTACTTCGTTGATGAGTGTACACTTAGTGCAATCTCCGCAACATTCCTTGTTAATTACATCTATCATTTGGAAGAAAGTTTAGTCATGAGTTGTGCTCCCTTCATGGATAATACTGCCTTAACGCCACCCTGAGATACAAGCTTGAAAAGCTCGTTAAGCGAGTTCCGGTGACTCTTGTAGTAGGGTAACATAGACATTATTTTTTTACCGGTGAGAACGCGGGAGTTTGAAAAGTTATTCAATTCCTGTTGTATAGTCTGCACTTGTTCTTCATCGTCGCAGTCTATCACAATATATAATTTTCTTAGCATATTATTTTACGTTGTCAAAGTCTATAGGTTCCTGTACTTCCGGATGTTCATTTACCGGCTCTTGTACCTGTTCGGCTTTTTTGCCTGTAAACAAACCGGCTATGAAAGTTGCTGCCGGAATTAAATAGTTTACGATTTCCGGATTCTCCTTAACCATGGTAACTGTTTCCTTTACGTAATACATTACTTTATCGTAACCTTTACGCTCAGGTTCAATATTAGTAGGCAAACCCATGTTGACCGCAAAAATTTCTGCAAACTGATTTGCTTCTTTAGCAGCCTGCATCGGATCTATTTTCTTTTCGTCGATAAGATATGCCAGCATCGAGTTGAATGCCTCTGCCCGGCTACGAAAATTCGTTTCTATTGTTTTCTTTTTGTAGGTGAAGACTGACATAACTTAAGAAAGATAAGAGGGCGACAAATAGCCGCCCTCAGTTTGTAAAAGCGGCAAAACCGCAATTTTTAGCAACAATCGTTAGCAGAACTTTCAGTTACAGTAACCTGTGGAGTACCTGTCTGTGCGTAAGTAGATGTTTGTGCAAATACACGGCTAGGGCATCCGCATCCACATCCGTTGCGTTGAGTACCGGTTCCATACCATCCGTTGTTTACCGGATTGTAGAAAACAGTATTGTTCAGCTGTCCGAGCTGATTGCCGAAATCTCTACGAGTTTCGTCCAGACCGACAGTCAAACCAGCAAAGGCTTGTGCTGAACCATACATCTGATCGTTAAGTTTACCAACTTGCGGAGTAAGACAGTTAATACGTCCGTCAAGGTTGGCCAGACCAGTCGCGAAAGCAACCTTTTCATTACAGCTCTTAGTCCAGTTATAGACAAAGAAGCCAATTACCAATACAGCAGCAATTACCCATAATGGGGAACTCTTTGCCCAGCAACTACCGTGATTCTGTTCTAATTCACGCATTGCTACATAATCCTGCATTTCCATTTTTAATGTATTTAATTTGCCCTCTTAATGCTTAAGGCGTTGCAAACCAAGATTTTTTTGATTATCTTAGATGCAACAAAATTATCTATAATGCTACAAGAGGACAATAGGGTAAATTACCCAATTACACGACGAGAACAGGATATAATAGAGTATCTGTCGCATGGCATGACGGAAAAAGAAATAGGCGAAAAATTATTTATTTCGCCTAAAACTGTAAATAACCATCTGGATAATATGGGTCAGTAG